TGTGTATTGCCGGCAAGTTGTTGAGACACCCACCACTTTGAGTATGTTGTTTTTGTGTCCTGTTTTTGTTACTTGGTCTAGAATTGTGACGTACCACTATGTTTCATCTACGATGGTGTGGTATTTGTCTCAGATCAAGATCATGCAGTATCAAAATGGGACTCCTTATACTTCTGAATTCACTTTGACCACATTAAAGTCGAATTCTGAGACCTGCAACACGATCAATATGCCTGATGTTGGGCCACAGTATGCTGATGGAAAGGAGCCAGATGGTGTGGTCTTTCAGATGGGTTCTTGCAGGGTTTCGTCTGTTTTGTTTGCGAGTGACAAACTGCGTCGGCAAGCGCAGGATATGGGTCTGCATCAGCTGGTTAATATGTATTCGACCCAGCAGAGGCGAAATTTGTTGAATGTCCCGATCGCATAAATGTATATCAGAAGGGTTATCGGACCCAGCATTTGCAGGGTATGATTGGTGCCCTTCCACAGTCAAAAGGGGGCTTCATGTATATATCAAAAGTTCATTTTATGTTTTGTTCATTGGAAGCCACCTCTTTGGGGTGCCATTGCGACGGGTATGTTATGCCCATTCCCAACACACGTGATTCTGTCAACTTTGAGCATAGTATTAGGAAACGCGTTGCCGCGCGTATGCCTGATATTGATGATCAATTGTTGGCTGAGTTTGCTTCATTTGTAAAGTTTGTCATTTATTCTTATTTGGTTCCTTTGTTGCCTTCTGACTTCATGAGTTTTTACGAGTGGCTTGATCAAAGTTCTTACAACGGCCACCGCAAACAGGAGTTGATTGAAGGGTATGAGAAGGCTTGTTATGGATTGAATGTTAGAAATTACCGTTGTAAGTCCCACTTGAAACAAGAGAGATTAGATGAGCCCAAGTATGCGCGTGGAATTCACTCCAGGTGTGATGTTTTCAAGGCGTACACTGGTCCGGTTTTCGCGTCTATTGAGGCTTATCTGTTCCATAGATCACCTCTGGCTCGGTTCTTTGTCAAAGGGCGTCCCCCTGCGGAGAGATCGAGGCATGTGTTGTCATCTGTGTCAACGCCTGGCAGCTCTTATGTTGCCACCGATTTCTCTAGTTTTGAGTGTGGTTTTTCGCGGAAG